TATGTTATTAATATGTACCACTGTAAGTGTCAAGTGGTAAGAAGTGGAGAAATATGGGAAATATGATGTCTCACACAGTTTTTTACACACACAATGCATTTTTTTGTCAAACTTTTGTGTTTTTTGTTGCAAACGTAACAATATTGCACAAACATGACAGGTAAGTATGCATGATAGTGATTAATTTAAAAGGAAGAGACACTTGCGTGTCATCCTCCTAGGTGTTAGGCTTTAGGAAGTGAAGCCCAGAAGCAGTTAGTAACTGGAGACTTTGTCTTACGGTTAATAACAGGACGTGCGTTAACCACAGTGCCATCCTCTTGTTCAGTAACAACCACGTCTAGTGTAAAGGTGTCACCAACTTTAGGCAAGTCACTTGCTTTGTGTTTACTCACGTCCATTGGAACGAAGTAGTTAACACCAAAGTTTGGTAGTGCACTAAAGCCTCTGGCTTTGAGTTTACCAAACTGCATAGTTGTGTCACCTGTATTAGTTTTGCCGTTAAGTCTGTTTTCACGGAGTTTACTAACTCTGTCCACGTCTGCTTTGCTGACTGGGTTTGAACAAAAGATTACGGCTTTCTTTGACTTAGCCACTGATTTGAAGTGTAGTTCCTTTTGAACCACGTAGGTTTTTGAATCTGCCATTTGTTTAATTTTAACAGTTAATAAAAAATTTAATTATCCCTGGATTTGACCGGGGGGACACACTGGTCCAGGACAAAGTAGGGGAGCCGCAGTGTAGGACCCAACTAAAATGCCATGCATACAACTTTTATAATCACTGGATGTGCCATAATGTGTAGGGGGGATACTAGGATTATTTTTTTTATTTTTGTATATTATAGTATAGCAAATCTATTATGGCAAAAAATTTACCAAAAGCGCAAGGAGGTACAGGTAGTCTCATACAAAAAGCAATTAATCCTATTATTAATTTTTTTAAGCCTGTTACACCTACAGTATATCCATCATTTAAATTAGGAGTAAGGACTGTTAAAGGTTTTCCTTATGATGCTAATTATAAATCTCCATATCGTAATTATGATGATTGGATGAATTATGTTAAAAGTACACAGCCAATTCCAGATTTTGCAACTACTCCTTATCAACTTCCTAGTATACTAAAAGGTGACATGAACTTTTTGGTAAACAAAGACGGAATGATGAATACATCGCAATTAGGTCAATTTATAAATAAAACAAAAGGAGTAAATCCGGGCCAATTGTATGATAGAAGTATAATGAAAACTGCATTTGATAATCTTAATTTAGGAGATCAGAAAAAAGTTTCATTTACTGACTTTAATAATGAAGTTGGTACTTTATTAAATGTAAATCCATTGTTTGGAACATCTGTAGGTACTTCACCAATGAAAACTAATACTAAATGGAGAGCATATTGGCAAGGTGATTTTAGTCCATTTGAAAAAAGTAAAACTAACATAAACCCATTAAACTCAGATCAAGCTACTGTTTTAAATTCATATTTTGATCCTTTAAGATATAGCAGTTTAAATATGCAAAATTATTTGCCATTATTAGATACGTATAAAGTAGCAGGAAATAAACATTATAATCCGTTAGGAATAACGGGTGGTATTAATATAATGGGTAAAAATAATGAACCATTTACAGTAGCTCATCAAAGAATAGTTTTAGATGACACTAGAGATGGTGGTTTTAGTGATGGTATTTTAGTTTTAGAACGTCAATCAGATCAAGCTCAAGAGTTTAATAAAAATGCAAGAAAAACATATGAAAATAACCAAATTTTTCTAAACGAGCCATCAAATGTACCTAACAGAGAAACTTATTTTAGTCAAGCACATCTTGATCAACAACAAAAATTTAAAAATTTAACTACAGCAGATTTACAAACAAGATTAGATGCTATAAAAACATCTGGTTTTGCTGATGATTCATATAACTGGGCAACTGATGATGTAAATACAATGATTTCGCAATATGCATATCTTGTAGATGATTATGGTAGATTACAAAATAATATAAAAAAGAATGAAGGTCAAACTATTCAAGAATATCTTAGTAGTAGAAATGAACAATGGAGTCCATCATTTGATAAAATGTATCATCAAGTAGATGCTGAGTCAGGAGTAACAAAAGGTGGTTCATATGACAGAAATTGGCAAAATAATGGTGCTCAATCTCATCTTTTAAATCCTAAAGATAGAGTTCGTTATACAAGCTTTATGGCGCAAGATGATTTTTGGAATCAATTTGATTATAAAAAACATAGTGATTTATTAAAAAGAAACTATGATGAAGGCGGTATACATAATCTGTCAGCTGAAGATAAAGCTGAAATTTTAGCAAGTCCTGGATTTAAAAAATATCTTGAACATAAAAATGCATATGCACAACAAAATTATGATGATGCAAAAATAATATATGATATTCGTAAAAATGATGCTTTAGAATTTAATAATGCTTATGATAATTTTCAAAATAATCCTGATGAATTTCAATCTGCACTTAAAAAAAGATTTAGTAATTCTACTGCTGTTCAATTAGGAGAACTAGTTGATTATGCACAAAAAGTAGGTAAAGAATATATTTATTTACCATTACCTAAAACAGTAATACAAACACAAGGTTATACAGCTGATGAATATGGTACACCTAATAGTGGATTTAATGAATATAGATGGTCAGGTCATAGTGGTAATGAATTTATAGAGCAAGTAGATAAAGCTTATTCTAATGAAGCAGTTCGTGATTTTGGTGATGGTTATGGAATTAAACTTAATTATGGAGAAGTTCCATACTTTGATGCAAATGGAGAAAAAGTATATCCTAGTGGATATAAAATAATTGCAGGTGCAAATGGAAAACATAAATTAATAAAAGAAACAGATATACCTCAATATCAACAAGGTATTATAAGTATAGGAAATGATGTTGATGGTACTAATTTTGATAATTATGAAATATTAGATCTTGAACAAGGCGTTTATAGTGAACTTAGTTTTCCAGATAAACAAACATATAGAAAAGCATTAGTAGATGAAGCATATAACTGGAGAACTCAGTTTTTAAAAGAAAAGGGACATGATCCTGCTGCTTCTATTGGAGGAAATTTAAGAAAAGAGCATCAAGCTATTGTAAATAAATATACTGAAAAAGTTCATGCAAAAGATATAAAAAACGTATTAGGCCCAAATGCTACATATGAAATAGTAAATGATCCATCAGGACTTCCTTATGTAAGAGTTAAAGTACCTGGACCAGATGATTATAGGTTACCTATAAAAGGTAAAGATGTTTATAATTATGGGGGTCAAACAAAAGGTTATGCGTTAGATGATAATCCTGATCCTTTAAAATATAAAGTTGGTGGTCAAACATATGACATTAAACAATATCAAAATGGTAATGAGGTACCATCATTTGATGATGAGTATGATAATTTTAGAACATTTATACAACAAGAAGAAACAAGTTGGGATTATGTAAAAAATAAAAATTCAGCAGTATTAAAACCTGATGGTAAAACATATTACAAAATATATGAAAATGGTATGTTTTATCCATATTATCATCAAAATGCAGATGGGTCTTATGAAAATCAAGCAACAATAGGTTTTGGAAGAAAAGGTCCTAATATTTATAATGACTATAAAGACGGTGTAGGATTAGAACAAGCAGAAAAATGGAAAGATGAAGATATAGATAACGCATTAAGAAAAACTAAAATTTATATTGATGCTAATTATGGAGATACTGCATATGATAATCTTCCTGATAGAACTAAATTTATGCTTGCAGATTTTACTTATAATCTTGGTAGATTAAGTTTATATCCAAAATTTGCTGATGCAATTATGACAAATAATTTTGATAAAGCATTAGAAGAATATATTAGAAATGATAATAAAAAAGGAGCACCATTAGGAAGAAATAAAAGATATTTAGATGTATATCTACAACCATGGATTGATAATACTAAATTAAAATTACAAAGAGAAGAAGAAGAAAGAATACAAAAAGAAAGAGATGCTATAATGAATGAAAAATATAGCAGTTGGTATAGTCCTTTTGTACCTAATAGTATAGAAAATCTATTTAAACAAAATTATGATTGGGAAGATCAATACTTTAAAGATAAAGGCATAACCACTTATGATGAGGGAGGTTCAACAAATGATCCTTATGAAAAGTATGGCGGTTTAGATAATTATACAAAGATGCTTAACTTTTTAAGGTACCAAGAAGCTTTAAAACCTGGTGGTAATAAAGATATGGCAAACTTTTATAATGATTTATATGGGTTTGGAGATATGAGTTTTGGTGATGCTTATGGTCAAGCACGTGATATTTTTGAAACATATCAAAATAATCCAAATGATCCTATAGCACAAGAGATGTTAGGTAGAATGATTAATGAACAAGGTCAACCACAATTTGAATGGCAAGGAAATCAATATAACCCTTATAGTTATACAGAAATTCCTAGTGACAAAATGATTAATTTTCAAAAAGATTTAGTAAATAGATTAAGTGTTATATATAATAATCCTGATAAACAAAATACAGGTTTTGTTAGAACTGTTGATCCTATAACAGGAGAATCAACATACAGTCCTAATATAGAATCATATATAAAAAATCCTAGTGATATTTTATTTCAAAAACCAGGAGATTTAGAAAAATTTATTTATGAACAATTTCCAGAAGGTTCACAAGATAGAGCATATTTAGATGCAAATCCTACAGCATTTGAACAAATGATTGCTGACTATGAAGAAAGACTTCCTCACATAATGCATGCTAATACTGCTGATATATTAGGTGATAGAATTTATGATGAAGAAAATAATAAATATGTAAGTTCATTAACTAATCCTGAGCGTCATCAAGAAGTAATAGATAATTGGTGTGCTAAAATGAAAAAAGAAAAAGGAGATTATTTTAATTGTGAAACTGGAAGAGTAGAATATCCTGGACAAACATTCCTTAGTCAAGATAATAGAACTGATAAAGAAAGAGAAGATGCTAGATTAAAAATGGAAAGGTTTAAATTAATGCAAAAAAACATGATACCTCCTAACTTTATGTTTATGGTAAATGCATCTCCAGGTTTACAATCCATGTATCAAGAAGCACTAAGAACTAATGATTTTAGTAAAGTTAATGAGCAATTTATAAATTTTAGTCCAAGTAATCCTGTAAATTTAGCTTTAGGTGCTGGAGTAATGACAGGTGCTTATGCACTACCAAAAGCTTTAAATTTCTTAAATACACCATTAGCAAAATATGCACCAAGAATATTTAATCCAAATGCTGCAAGAGCTTTTACAGTTGGTGATGCTGTTAATGTTGGATTTGGAGCATATGGTACTGGAAAATACGGACCATCAATGATAAGTAATATAGGACAAGGTGAATATAGAGATGCAGCAAGTGATTTTGGTAATTTAGCTTTATATAATATAGGTACACCAGGATCACTTATTAAATTAAATAGAGGATTAAATTTTGGTAAAGTTTACCCAGGTCAATTTAGTAAAAGTATTTTACCACAAAGAAATATTACACCATCAACATTAGATGCTTTTAAAATTAAATATCCTAATTTAAACCCTACACTTAGTCCACAACAATATGAAAGTTTTGCAGGATCTTTTCAACAATTACCAAATTATAGTCTTTTAAATCCTTTACGTATTAAATTTCCTAATACACAAAGTTTAATAGGACAACCAATACCTACACAATCTGGATTTGGTAATATATTTCAAAATTTGAATCAAGGAGCAACATTAGTACCAAAATTAAAATAATTTATAAATCACTTGCAAGTTTGATAATTTCTTTTATAACTTTGCAACTAAAAAAATTAACAATATGAGCTTTAGTTACGATGAATACAGCAAAATGACAGAAATGGAACAATTAAAAAATGAAGAAAAATTCATTCATCATGCATTTACTAATTCGTATTACCTTCTTATAGGAGGGAATAAACTAGAAGATGTTGTTAATACAAAAAACCTTGAATCATTCATATTTATGCATGATGTTACAGATGCCCCTACTAAAGATGATATACAAAACTTAATGGATTATTTTGCAGAGAAAGATGATTTTGAAAAATGTATTAAGTTAAGAGACAAGTTTAATACAAATAAGTAACATAAATTTTGTAATATGCCCACGGCAAACAAAGCAAAGACTCCACCAAAAGGAGCTATTAGATTTTCAATAACATTATCTAATGAACAGAAAAAAGCTAAAACTGAAATTT